TTAATGCTTTGCCTTCTTCGGTGATGCACTCTACTTGCACTGTTGCTTCGAGGTTCTCACCATTCATGTAAAGGCCAAGGCACCGACCGACTGGAAACCGAGTAGCATCATGCTGCGCAAGTACTATTGGGTTATTCATGTATGCTGTAAAGTCAATGCCTGATGGTATAATGATTGTACCATATCTATCGACCTCAGGCGTTGAAACAACAAACGACCAGATATTGTTTTCTTTCTCTTCATACATCTCGTCTTCGTCTTCGTAGTAACCGCGACTAAGACTGACCGTGCGAGTTATTGACTCCATGTTGTATCCTCGTTCTTGTTCTTCTTTGACAATTTTGTTTCTTATGTTCTCACTCCATGTATATCCTGCATCGCCTCCCCATAGTGCCCAAGCAACTCTGCCTGCGCTGGGGTATCCATCTTCACCTGGCTCGAAGCCTTCTGCTTGCTTGTTCTTTTCATGTCGACTAAAGAACGAGTACATGCGCATCACTGTATCTCGACTTAGTTTTTCTCTTCTTATGATTTGCCTTGCTCGAACAAGACCTATCCTTGTCCCTCCTTGCTTGCCTTCTTCTTTCCAAGCGATGCCACGCTCCGCTTCTTCTATCATGCCGTCAGTCACTTCATAACCTTCATCCATCATGACCTCACTGGGAAGAGTTGGCATCTGCAGTTGATTGCATTCCAACCAGACAAGTTAGGGTCGAGTGGTCGCACTGCTTTCTCTCCGCCCACGGTGAAGAACCCCTTTGCATCAGGCATCTTACCGTCTGCTTGCTGGTGAAAGAATCTTACTCGTCCGTCTCGTTGAGTAAGCCAAGACATCTTGATTCCGTTCTCACTCATAACTGTATACTGAGTTGCTGCGGTTGCATCAGCACTTGTTGTCTGTGCTATTGTCTTTGCTCTTGATGTTTCGAGTGAGTCAAACTTTTTCTTTAGTGCCTTTGTTATTTTCGCGGGGTCTTCAGTTGCCGATACTTTGTTGAAGACATGAAGCACTTCTTCTTTCATTACATTGCCTGACTCTCGGAGTTTGTCAACTGATGCAAGTGTAGTTTGCTCGATGACTTCAGCAACCGTTGGTGGCATGGTGTCTGGAGTAATGCCTAACTCCAACATCAACTCAGCTTCAATCTTGTTGCATGCTTCAAGCACTGCATCATAATACTGAGTATAAGTCTCTTCGCTGAAGTCGATGTTCTTAAAGTTCTTGTCTTGCTGTTCGAGTTTTCTTTGCATCTGCTTATTGATTTCTCCTATTGCTCCACTCACTATGCCTTCGAGGTTGATTGCATTGTCTATTGTGAGTGCATCGTATTGTCTCCAATATAAGTCACGCTTCTGCATGTCAGCAGTGAGATACTGGTCGGAGGTGACCTCTTGAGTCACCATGGTTTCATCAGCATTCCGCGTTGCCACGGGAGCAGGCGGTAAGCCAAGAGCAACTTGGTCAAGAGGCATATACCCCGCAGCAATCAACGGAGTATCACCATCAGGAACTTTGTCATAGCCTCTTTCTGCTCGTGCATCGTTTATAGTTTTTAGTCCCCAGCGCAACTCAAATTCTTCTTGTGCCATTTGCACTGCGGGGTCTATATAGATATAAGGTTCTGCTTGTATGAGCACATTGCCTTCCCAACGCTTGAAGTGTCTTGTCAGCTCTTCAGCAATATACAATGCTTCGGGGTCTATTGTGTTTTGTCTGAATATCGCCCACTGCACTTCAGCAGTTGCTCGGTTGCTGTAGTCACTTGTCAGCATGCCAGGTGGTACTCCGAACACTTGCGCAATCTGAGTGCGAGTGTCCATAGCAACTGTCTCGTAGTTAACATACAAGTCGGACTTCGGTGGTAACTCAAGTCCAAGTCCGCCTGCGAGCAAAGCACGCAACTTGTAGTCAGGCATTTCTTCATTCCACCTTGTTTTGAGTTTTTCCCACTCATCATAGTCGAGACGCTCGGGGTACTTGGCAATCAATGGTGGTGCTGCGTTATTGATGAAGAGACGCTGTAAGTATGCGGCTGACTCGCGGTCGAGGTTGGCATAGTCGAGTGCTGCCTGCACAAGTCCTACACCAAACATATTCATACCTACCAACTCTTCTGGTCGTGCCGCGGGACTCAACCGAGCAAGGTGAACGACTTCGTTCTCAGGCAAAGCTATATTGCCTTCTTGTGCTGACTGATATATGTATCCTTCAACAAAGTTGTCACTGCCTTTTACAACTCGCATACGAGTAGGGTTAAGAACCCACATCTGCAAAGGCACTCGGTAACCGTTGGTTGGTGTCCAGATAAAAGCATTGCCGTTTATAGACAACCAATTCTCGATGTAACCAAAGACCTGCGACCGAGTAAAGTACGGATTAGGATTAGCAAGCAACTCCGATGTCCAATGACCTCTGCCTAACTCTTCAAGTGAGTAATTCTTTTCAGTGAATGAATTAAACTTGATTGCTGACAAAGCATTTGCTCTATGTTGAAGGCATGCGAAGACAGTACCTCGTATTGATGCCTGCAACTCATTGCCACTACTCGTAGCACCAATGTCTCTGTTGCTCCGACCGCGCCGTGTCGGTGCGGCTTGTCGCCGTGGTTGGATTGCTTGTGCGACTCGTTCTCGCAGTTGGTCAAGTATACTCATACATATATGCTCGGTGACTTACTAATGGAGTTAAAGGCATGAGCAAGAGCATCCACGAAGTCATCATGTTTGTCTTGCTGAGTGCCTGTAAAGTTCAGCAACTCTTCTATAAACTCAGGCGCAAGGTTAGTCGTGTGATATATTAGTCCTTGCTCGTATCGTGCTTCGACTGGTTGAAACCTTATTACTTTGTCTCTGTCTGCTCTGACTCCGACTACATTCATTCGAGTATTCCTCTTTAACTCTTGCACCATCCAAGCTTGTGCTTGATTGGACTCGACCGCAACTACTCTCGCTTGCCATTTGTCATGTGCCGCGACAATCTGCTTGCCTATCTCTACGAATGTCCACCTGCCTCTTACCGCATCAACAACCACAACTTCATTTTGTGCAGTGATGCCTATGGTAACTATCGCGGTATAATCAGCAGTCTCACGCTGGCTGATAGCTAAGTCGACTCCGATATAGTAGTCAAGACACTTCATGTCATTAGCAATGCGAAGCCACTCTCTCTTTATCTTGCTTGCTCCTCTGTCTACATACTCAGCAAGATACTCCTGAGCGAATGCAAGAGTTGGGAGTTGTGCCTTTGCTAAGTCAATCTCCGTTGGTTTTATCAAAGGATTATCATAGCTTGAATAATGAAACGACTTCCAATTGCTATATGTTTGTTGCATCATGTCCAAGTCATAAAAATGATTCCTGCCACTCGGGGTACTCATGAAGTAAGCATCGCCTTCGTAGTCCGCAAGCGTAGGCATGATAACATCTTGCCATGCCGTGTCTCCATTGTCAGCATACGCCCACTCATCACATAAGACGCGGTGATAAGCGTTACCTCGAATTGTCTCGCTCCTCCAGACGCCTGTAAACTCCAAGTAACTCCGCTTTAATTTAATCTCTCCTTCCTTACATGTTGCTCCGAGTGGTTCGAACAACTTCCTTGCATCTCGGTATCTCTTCTTGAGGTCTTTGTATGTTGGAGCAGTATACAAAACGAATGCACCGTCCACTTCCAACATCTTCTCAAGAGCGAGAGCAAAAGCAAGATGAGACTTGCCAAAGCGACGACCGCACCTAATAACATTAAACCTATTGCGCTCATCAATAACTTCGTGTTGCTTATCATGTAACTCAATCCTCAGTTTCATTGCTTTCCTTCGTTTGCAATTTACCCCACACCAACTCAATCTCAGTATCTGTGTGAGTGCCTATGCCATTAGGGAATGCGTACTTCAACAGTAGTTCTGCTGCTCGTATGTTGCCTTTCATTGCATCACTCCGAAGTTTCAAAAGGATAATGTCCAAAGCAGTACGCTCATCATTGACTTCGCCAAGCGTTTGCGCGAGTGCATTGCCTAAGTCAGGTATGCGCTTCGGTCGTCCTTTAGGATTACCGCTTTGTCCTTTCTTCCATTTATGCTTCTCTATGTTTTGTGGATTCGGCATAGCCTGTTACTTCGCTGATGTAGTCGGTGTTTCGTGTCACTTGACATATCTCAAAAACTCATTCCTTGTCTTCTCTTCGTCTTTGAATATACCAAGCAACTTTGTTGTAGTCGTCATTGCGTTTGGTTTCTTAACTCCTCGCATGCTCATGCACAAGTGTTGTGCCTTTAATGATACCGCAACTCCTTTAGGACTCAACTCTTCATTCAACCTATTTGCTATTTGTTGAGTAATGCGTTCTTGATTCTGCAACCTGTTGGCATACAAGTCAACACATCGAGCAAGTTTACTTAAACCAACTATCTTTTCGTTTGGTATGTAAGCAACTGTTGCCGTACCAAAAAACGGAGCAAGGTGATGTTCGCATAATGAATAGAACGGTATATCCGTTTGCACTATCATTTCATCAGTGCCTTCAGCATCAAAGGCAGTGAATGCGAATTCTTTTGGAGTCAAGAACTCGCGTAAGAACTTAACATAACGCTCAGGCGTTTGCTTCAATCCTTCACGAGCAACATCTTCTCCGAAGTACTGCAATATACGAGCGACATTGTCTTCGACTGCTTCTTCTTTTTGTTCCCATGGGAAACGAAGCCACTTGCCTTTTAATTCATCTTCTGTTTGCTTATCGAACAGTGCTACGAATGGTTTCGCATTGACTGAGTACTTATCACGAGTACGACCGCTATCTATCAAGTCGTCTATGATAACATCACACTCACTTACTGTGTCTACTGGGTTAAGCATTGCTGCGATATATTGACCACCGCGAGGTACTCCGTAATACTTCAATGACTTGTCCAATTGCTCAACACGAGACTTAATCTCTTGCCATGTTACAATATATTCCATACCTTGTGACTCTGTAATGAGAGTTTCCACTGCGGGTTCTGTTTACACAACTCAATGCAATGGCGTAAGTTTACTGTATTGATGCGGGTTCCATCGGAGTGAGGACTCAACCAATAATGCTTTGCTGTTATTGAAGGTTGAGGCACTGACTGCCCTTGATGCCTAACATAGCGCAACTCAGTCACGCCTTGAGGAAAGTTTTTTGCTATAACATGTTCAGCAACCTTAGGACTCACACATACAAAGTCAATTCCTATTGGAGCAGGATGCAGTCCGCTTGTTTCGACTGCTTGATAATATCCTTCGTCTTTGAAGTACTGCACTATGTCTTCAGTTAACTGGTCAAGAGGTTCTCCGCCTGTCCATGTAATTTCATTGCATGCCGGCTGTACTTCCCGCATCAAATCAAGTAAGTCACCGACTGTATACTCCGAACCCGACTCAAACTCGGTATCACACATAATGCCTGAAGCGAAGCAAGCATGTTTTGCTTTGCATCCTTGCAAACGAATAAAGAATGTAGGCGTTCCTGTTCGAGCACCTTCGCCTTGTAATGAGTAAAAGAACTCACTGACTCTCAATACTGCATCATCCATTTGTTGCTTTCTTATATGTTGCTAAACACTTTCTTGTTTCTTCGACTCTGACTTCTATCAATTCGCAGTCAGTTCCTGTAAGTTGTTGAGGCCCAACGACTTCCACGAGGTGCTTTGCTAAGTTTTCAGCAGTTGGGTTAAATGGAACAGCAACTATACTGTCTTTATCAGCATTCATCAACTGCTCCAGCAACTCGTCTTGCTCCCAAAGGAGAAATTTGTGGTCGTAGTTATCTTCTAACCACATGCAAAGGCGCGACTTGATGACTGAGAAGTCGATGACTCGCCCGATAAAATCAAGGGTTCTCGCGCTTACTACAAAATGAACTCGGTAATTGTGTCCATGTAGGTACTTGCACTTGCTCTCATGGCCACTTACTCGGTGACCGCAACTTATATCGTGGTATCTCTCTGCTGTTATCATAGTTTACTCCGAGTCGCGAGCATAATCAGCATGACTAACATGCAATGCTTGCCATTTTGTGAAGCACAAAACATTGTAGGTATCAAAATCTATCATGACTTCATCAGTCGACTTCAGTTTGTGAGGCACTTCGTCTTCAATACGGTAGATAAGATGTGCTCGCACTCGCATGTTAGGTGTAACCTTGCTGAATGTTTGCTTGTTGCACTCAATAGTAACAAATTTATTAGTCTTAGTTACAAATTCTTCGAGGTGGCGTAGATTGCTGATTTCATGCAGGTACTCGCGGGTGAAGTATACATGCAAACAGTCATCAGGCACTGTTCCTATCTCATTGCGAACAAAATATGTCTTGACTCCGTGCAGTCTTCCTTCGCACTCATGTCCTTTCCAATTATCTTTGCCTTGCACTTATACCAACTCCATTATTTTGCTAACATTGTTTGCAAATTTTGATTTCCAAGCACTGCTCTCATGAGTTTTGCCACTCGAAAATATATTTTTTATGTCTTCGACTGAGTCATAGATGCTGAACGGAGCAACTACCTCCTCATAACATGCTCGCCTAGGTACTGCAATGATGCAGTTATACATAATTGCTTCTTGAACTGTGTAACCGAATGTTTCTTGGTACGCAGTTGACAAGTAATACTTTGCTCTACTCATCATTTTGTAGTATTCTTGCTTGGTGAGACCACTGATGTAGTCGGCATTCTGCGGGAGCACGACCGAGTTGTCTCTATTACCAGAAGAAGTCACTACAAATTTTATCTCAGGATAGTGCTCGCATATACTTACGAAGTCATCAAATCCTTTTTCTCTACAAAGTCGGTGCGGATATATCACAAACTCTTCTTTTGCTTCGATGTGAGGATATACTTTGTATGCTTCTTCGGCATTCCAGACATAACCAGTTGCTACAACTTTATGTTCAGGCAATTCAAAGTACTCTACTACTTGCTTTTTGTGAAACTCACTGCCTACTAATATCAAGTCAGCTACTTCATGATACATTTTTTCTGCGTAGTCAGCCCAGTAGCCGAGTCCTTGCACAAAATCAGTAGAGTCGGCTCGCCCAGCATAGTTGAAACCAACTATTCTTACCTTGATGCCTTGCAACTCGGCCATGTACTTGATGCTCTCTATGCCCGGGAAGAACAAGTCGCCTATCAAAAATGAGTCACCATCATTGACTTTGCCTTCTTGGAATGCTCGACTGACCATTGCCAACTGCTTTGACTTGAACTCTATGGTTCTTTCAACATCAAGGAACTGTCCTTTTGCTATTTTTGTCTCAACAAAGTCGGTTGGGTAATAGACATGAGAGCAAAACGGTGAGACTACTGCATTCATCAGCCTTGTATACCGCTGCTCCATATTCTCAATAGGCAAAAAGTGTATTGCTTTACTCATTTTTTTACTATTGCTCCGTTTTCATTGTCTTCAAGTACCTGCACAAACTCAAAGTCAAAACGGTTAAGCAAGTCTTCAGCAATGTCTTCGCAACTCATTGCATAAAAATTACCATCGAATGACTCCAAGTACTCACTTACTATTCGTTTGAGCATGATGATTTCTATTTCTCGGTCGTTATGACTGACTTCTTTGTGTGCTTCGATATAAAACATGTGTCTATGCGGGTTCCGAAGGTATTCAACACCTCGAACATCGCAGTTAGGCCAGCAATGTATGCCTTCGACTTGCAGTCTAATGACTACCAACTTTCTTAAACTTGTCATAAGTCAGTGTTCCGTTACTCATTTGTTCGTCAACCCAGATGATATTCTCGACTTGTCTGGTGGTTGAGCATGCAAGAAACAAATTTAGTCCTCTTGCCTTGCAGTATTTTTGATATTCGATATAAGCAACCGTGCTTAACAAGCCTTCTATGCTCTGTTGCTTGTGATGATTTTCTTTTTGGTTGAAGTCTTTGACTGATACTTCATACTTGTCAAGCAACTCCGTTAGTTTTGGAGGCATTACTCGCTTGCGGTTAAACACTTCGCGGTGCTGAATGCCTTGTATACCGTTATCCCACCACTTCAATATACCATAAATCTGTGCACCTTGTATCCATGTGCTACTGTCTACGCTATGCAATGGCAACTGCAACATGTCGGGGAACTTAACAAAGCCAAGTGCATGAAGCAAACCACCACTATGTTTGTAAACATCTTGGTACCTTTTGCGTATCCATTGTCTATTGCTGAGCAAGCCGCCTGACACGCATATATGCGGGTTCTGTGTCACTGCAAACTTTAAGTATTCGTAGTCGGTATCATACGAAGTGAAGACATACATAGGATTGTAACCACGCTCGAGCATCGTCTCATAATTATTTCTTGACTGAGCGTCGTTATTGATAACATCCAAGTTTACATACTTCTCAGCATACTGACTATACATGTCAAGGAACTTACAGTAGTTATCTAAGTTAATCCAAGACAACTTACCTGGCTTTGCGAAGTGCAGTGTGAATGCACCACTGTCTATCATTACATTTATTCTTTGGTCAGCACTTGCTCCGAACACTAACTCAGTAAATTTTTTGGACTTGCCTACATAAGCGAATGAAACAAGTACATTTAAGTAGGTATCATTTGATAACACAACCACTGTACTCCACATTGAGCAAACTCTTGATGGCTTCTTCTATTGCAGGCATGTCAAGAAGCAACTCGTCTGGTACAGTCACGGTTATCACATTGTCTTTTCTCATCGGTGGAGCAGTTTGTTCTTCTGCAATGTACTCTAACTGTGTCCAATCTTGAGGAATTGTAACATCAACTCCCCACTCCGATAAGTCTTCTACGTCCCATTCGTTTGCAAGCACCTCATGGTTCCATTCTCCGAAGGAAGCATTGTCTTTAATGATGAATTGCCTTTGCTTTTCTTCACTCCAGTCAACAACTTCAACATCAACTTCTTTTACTTTTGCTTCCTGCAATGCTTTGAGTCGCATGTTACCTCCTAATACTACGAAGTCAGGGGTGCAAACTAGCCTGCGTACATCAAGCATCTCGGGGAATTCAGTAATTGACTTGACTAATTTTCTAAACTGCTCATCTTTTATGACTCGCGGGTTGCTTGGATTAGGTTTGAGTTGTGATATTTTGACTCTCATGTCTTACCTGTTCGATAACATAGCGCCTATGCCGACTAATATGCCGACTCCGAAGGCACCAAAAATATATTCTAAGTTACTTTTTGTCTCTTGCATCACTGGTATGTGCACTGTTCGAGTGACTATGCTGTCTGGTCGCGGTCTGTATACTACGCTGAAGCTACCTTTTCGCTCCCAATAGTTAAAAGCAAGGTTAAGTGTGTCGCCTGTTGGCAAAAGTACACTGTCTGCTTGTGCTATGAATGAAGTATCTCCGCATGGCACTTCGTCTTTTACAAAAATAATTGAGTCGCGAGTCCTCCAAGACACTGATTTGATGCGGATAGTATCGGAGATATACACTGGACGCTCAACTATACGCACTTGACTGATTGTATCAGTAGTTATACGCTGTGTCTTGCTTGGTACTCCACATGAAGTATAGTCGAGTACCAAAAAAAGCAAAGCACTTATCATTGCAAAACTAACTATTGCTTGAGTTGTGCCTATGTTTTTCTTTTCCATGATGTTATCCTTCTACCTTTGTGCCTATTACCCACATGTTTCTGACTTCACCGTCTTCGTTTATGATTGCAAAGCCGTGGTTACTGTGTGAATGAGGCATGTATGCTTGTTGTAGTTTGCAAAGACAACCAGTTGTCCATGCTCGAATGAAGTCACCATTCAAATTTCGTCCGTGACTGGCACTGGTTTTATGCACATGCCCCATAATTGTATTGGCAAATGCTTTCAAGAGCAATGCTCGTGCAGGATTCACACCCCCACTTACTTTCATTTCGTGTCCGTGCACTATCCAAGTGCCTGTATGCTTGATGATTTGACTGCTTTCTACGAACTCAATTTCTTTTTTGCTTAACTCCAGCAACGACTTTAAGTTAACCATGCCCTCAAAATGAGTTGCGTAGGTGTGTATCCATCGGTTAAGTCGGTCTTCATGATTGCCTTCTTTAAAAAGAATACGAGCCTGCGGGAACTCTGTTCTCAAGTTAGATAAAAATCTTTTAGCTAAGTCTACTTCATACAGATAAGTCGCAGGCTTGATGTTTCTTACATGCGTACTTAACGCAGCACTATCTATTATATCACCATTCAATACAATAGTTTCTATTTTTTCTTTTTTCATATAACGAAGCGCGGTCATTAAAGCATCTTTATCATGCACTCCGATGTGAATGTCTGATAAGATTGCAGTCTTGCCTTCAACTTTTACATGATTGCTGACTTGCTCGTCACCATCTGGGAACTCATTTGTCCACTCACCAAGCAAAGTATCGAGTTCAGTCAGTTTAGCAGGCCTGCCAACACCCTTGGTTTTATGCAGTATCTCACGGACTAAGCCGTACTCGTCTTCACTAACTGAAACTCGTATGTTCCTTTTTGGTTTCATCTGTTTATGCAACTCTTAGGATTGAAATTTTTGTTCCTATGCTTGACAGTCTAAGCCCTGTTGCATCCGCGTCCTGAGTTCCAGGTATCAATGTCCAGTTGCTGTTAAAACCTGGAGCGTTGCTCTTTGCACATCTGATTTCTATTGTGCTTAGAGTTGTAGTGGTTAGGTATCCGAATAGAGTCACGGTTGCTGATGTAAATCTACCCGCCGTTCCACTTGCCATCACTGTTTGACTGGCCTCTGATATTCCAGACAGATTCCCAGATAGTTGCCCATGCATAACGAAATTTACATTGTTAGCATAACCAACAAGATTTGCCATGACTAGCCAAGTTCCAAGTCCAGGTTGGATTGAAAATATGGTCACATAGTCAATTTGATTGACCAGTCCAGTAGTTGTCAAAAAGAAATCTTTTCGATTGTTCGCGTTGCTTGCAACTGTCGTTCCAAGTGTGTTCGAAATATATGCTAAACTTGAATGCAGACCAACTCTTTGAGGAGCACCAGTTGTTGGGTATCCAATCACGGCATTTGATGTTCCCGATTGTATCTTGGCATAATTTACCGCTCCATTGTCTATTGTCCAAGTGGAACCCGAACCGCTAACAGTAATGTCTCCTTTGTCTCCATCGGAAACTCCACCGCCCGCCGTTGTCCATGACAGATTGCCACTGCCATCCGTAGATAGAACTTGACCAGCCGACCCGCCTGATATACTCAGGCGAGTTGGGGTAGTGTCAATGTCATTGCTCGTGTCTATTGTTTTGTTTTGCAGTGTATCAGGCAACTGACTGTTTTTTAGTTTGGTTTCTGGCATACCTTATACTCCGTTATTACTTCATGAAGTCAGCAAGCAAGACATCGCCCGAAATTGGAGCAGTAGTCATGCTGATGATATTGGTTGACAATGTGTAGTCATTGCCCGCGCCTGACTTTAAGCGCACACCATTCAAGTATAACTTCAAAGTTCCTGATGTTGGTGTGGTTGATAAAGTGAAAGTAACATTAACTCCGTTTATTGTGCCGCTCGGAGTTTCTTCGGTCACGAAGTTTGTTGCGCTCAGTGTGCCACTCGTGTCTTGAACATAGACAACCGCTGTTGAACCAAGAGTACCGCCCGTATTTGAAGTACAAAAGAATCTTTGTTCGGCATTTACTGTCCCGATATCTACATAAACCAAGGTGCCGACCAATTCATCCCATGCGTCTGAATCAGTTGCCCTTGTCATTGCGCTCGAAGCACCATTAAAGACATAGATACCATTTTCGGTTTGAGTCGTTTGGTTCTTAACAAGCACGCGGTCACCGTTTGTTAGTGTGTGACCATCAAATACTGCGGTACCTGGATTGCTCAAAGTTATGTTAGCAACCGAAGCAACATGGACATTTCGATACTTGTATGCTGAGGGCAATGCAGAAATCAAGTTGTCTACATATACTTTATTGGCAGCATCGTTGTTTGATGTTGGAGTACCGAGGTTTACTACCTTTTGGTTGCCTAAATCTAAGTTGCCAGTCATTGCAACCGAACCATCCTTGTTTATGAGGTTGGTACCTGACTGTATTTTTGAAAGTTCTATACCAGCGCCTGCTGCAACTTTACTATTACTTATCGCACCATCGCGTATCTGGCGACCTGCTATTGTAGTTTCTGGCATGATGTTATCCTATCTTATAGTTTACTCGAATGAAGTCACCAGTTATTGGTGAAGCGTTTAGTATAATTGTTGTAGTGCCCGATGTTATGTAGTCAACTCCGTTGGTTTGACTGACTCCATTTACAAATAGTTGCACTGACTCAGGCACAAAA